ACTAGCACAGGTTTGATTGTCATTGGGGAGTTCCTTGGTTCGGTTGTGTTATTTAGCGTGGTACGCTTTTAATGCTGCTGCGATTTTTGCTTTTGTTTCAGGACTACGCTTTGCCCCTGTCTGCGATTGTACTCTTTTTGCCAATGCTTCTGGATCCCACTTATAAGGCTTTGCAGCTTTAGTTGCACGTATCTTTGCTTTTTGTTCTTCACTCATCGGGACACCTTTGTTATGTGCTACTTGTTTTCCTTTCTTAGCTTCGCTAATTTTACGTCTTGTTTCTTCTGATACAATTGCTCCAAATCGAGGATTATTTTGACCTTTGTGGGTGTCTGAATTTTTTCGTCGATGTTCGTCAGATTGTATTCTGCCTTTATTTTTTCCTATATTACTTTTTCTAATTTTTTCTTTTTGAGATTCACTTTTAGGTTTACCTTTGTGATAGTCACTAATCTTTTTGTTAGACTCTTCTGTCGGAATAATGTATCCTGCTACGTTTTGATTGAGCCAGCGGGCATCGTGTAATACTTTACAACGGCGTAACACTTTAGTCTCCCAGGCTACTGCTTGTTCTTTGGTCTCAAAAACTTTTCGTACTTCTACATCAAAGCTGTCTTTGCCAGTTTCTTCAATAAGTCGTTGCACTTTAGGACTGCTGGTATAATACTTGTTCCACAAATCTTCATGTGGTTCAACTTTATTAGCAGAGCGTACTCCGTAATATACTTGTCCAGTAGGACGATGTTTGATTAGATAGGTGTATGGTTTCATATTGTTATTTAGTTTGTAATAGCAATCTCACTCAATTAAAGTAACATTTTTACAGAAAAAAGTCAACAAAAAACCCACCGAAGTGGGTTTCTTGCTTTTGCTTATAACTAATTTGTGGATTAGCTGAAGCTCAAATTACTTACGGCTATTTCCCCCACGTAGTCGCCGGCGTTGCCGAACGAACTCGCAGTATTCGTGAGCTCGATATACCCATAGCGAGTCATAAAGCTAACTACTGGTTCAAATGTTGACGGATCCAGAACAACACCGCTGCTCATTAGAGGAATATATGGGCAATAGAACGCGGCTGCATCAGCTTCGCTCGAACCCTTATAACCCACTAACACAGGTGTGCTATCGCTAGCATAGCTGTCAACGAACACACGCATTGCACCGTTCAGGGTACCAACAAACTTGGTGTTTGTAGGTGCTTCGAATGTGCCTTCTGTGGTACGTGCAAATGCTGAAGTTGTAGCTGACTGAAGAACAGTCAAGCTAGCTGGAGAAACAACAGCCCAGTTACCAGCACCGCGACGTGTGCGCTGTGCAATCAGGTTAGCAACACGGTTGATCAGAACAGCTAAAGCAGCATGTTCGTCACCAACGAATGTGGCAGTACCAGATACAGTAGCTTGGTTGTATGTAAACTCAGTTGTGGCCAAACTGCGTAGGCTCAACAGGATTTCCTGGTCAATTTCAGCTGTAATTTCTTGAGCCAAAGCTGCCATGATTTCGGCTTCTACGTCGATACCATGCATTGCTTGTGCGTCTTGAGCAGCTTCAAAAGTCCAACGAGCCTGTAGCTTACGTGTCTTAGCTTCAACAGCTTGCTTCAGGATCTGTACGCTGATCTGACGACCACCGTTGCCTTCAAGTGTTGCTGTCTGTGCACCGGCATAACCTTGTGCAGCAGTTTGTGTTGTTGCTGCGTTATCAGCACCGCGAGCGCCAGCTGAGTAAGCTGTAGCGATCTTGAATGGTGACAAGGCTTCTTCACCAGCTACAACACTAGTTGCTGCTGCTGATTGGTCTGTCATTGTGCTTGCATAACGTACACGCAGAGTGTGGATCTGACCAACTGGGCCAGTCATTGGCTGGACACCAACCAACTCGTTAGCGATAACAGTTGGCATAACTCGACGGATAACAGGCAGAATCACACGGTTTAGTGTAGCGATGTTGCCTGAAACTGTTGAGCCAGCACTTGCGTTTTCTTTCAAGTACTTGCGAGTGTTTTCTAAGATAACACTCATTGTGTTGCGACGGCTGCCTTTCAGACCTTCCATAAGGGCTTCTTTGGTTTCGTCCCAACGGCCTTCTAATAGTGCTTGTGACATTTAAGTCTCCTTTAATTAAAGACCTGCCAGGCGCTTGATGTCGATCACGTTGGAACGGTCTTCTTCTTCTGCGGCCTTGACGGTTTTATCACCAGTTACTTCACGAACACTTTCTGTAACAACCTTGCGGCTCTTAGGTGCGGCGTCATTCAGTACAGCTGGTAGATACTTCTCGAAAGCGCCTTTCAAACGTGTTGTCTGAACGCTTTCTAACAAATTGCGCATTACTTCCTGCTTCTCTTCGTTGAGAGGTGCAAGCAATTCTTCCATGGTGGCTGTACGCTGATTGGATTCCTTGATAATACGAATTTCTTTCTCTTTTGATTCAACGAGTTGTTGTGACTTCTCGACGATCTTGGTGGCTTCTTCAAGTTGCTGATTCTTGTGAGCAACTACTCGGCTCAGTTTGCGAATTTCGGCATTCTCATTCAAGTATGTCGAACCAAACTCTGCTGCGTAGGCTTCAAAAATCTTGCGACCAAAATTGTTCTCGCGAGCAATTTTGATGTCTTCGTGCAACTGATTCATTTCAGCTTTAAGATGCTTGCTAACAGACTGACCCAGTTTGGCAGCACTTTCAGACACAAAACGTGCCTTGAGAGCTTCCAACTGACCACGGGCTTCGCGAACTAGACGAACTTTTGTTTCTACAACATCACGTTTGTCTTTGGCAAATTCCATGATTTCTTCAGCCAATGCGCCAACGATAAACTTCTCTAACTTCTGAAGTCCTTCGCTGTGCATCTTGCGATCTTTGCGCAGTTCGCCAATTTCTTCGGCCAATTTAGAAACCATAAAGTCGTTAAACTTTGTGCTGCTTTCTTTCATCTTGGCTTGGAATTTGACACGATCTTCGGCCAGTGCTTGCTTTTCAGCAGCAATGCCTTGAATCTCTTGTGCAAGACCTTCTGTTATCATGCGATCTAGGGCTTCCACCATTACTGTTTTGTCGTGCTCATAGCGTTGTGCAAACTCTTCTCTGAGTTCTGCACGTAACTGTTCGCGAGCTTCTGTGAGCTTTTGTTCCCAAGCTTCGTTGAGTTCTTGTCCCACGTCCTCGTTAATGAGTCCGCTATCTAGTAGTGGTTTAATAGCATCAAACATGCATATCTCCTAGATTTTGAGATCTTTGATGAGCTTGACTACTTCGCTCTTCAAATATCTCTGTACTTTGTTGTCCTTCCCAGCATCTCTTGCCATTTCTAAAACTCGATGACCGTGTTTCATGTTCATCAAACTTTCGTAAATTGCTTTAGGATATGCGCCTGGCGCACTGGGTTGAGCAACCACATCAACAGTGACTATTTCAAAGTCACTGACATGTCCGTTCGCTTCGTTAACGTTTCCGCTACCTCGGCTAGAAACTCCTAATTTCACACCGCTTTCCAGCATGGTGCGAACCAAATTGCCCATTGGCGTGGGTAAAATCTTCAACTTGCCGAATCCGTTGGGGCCATCCATCCACATTTCTGTAATCATATGGCTAACGCGGTCAAGGTTTACTTTGAGATCATCCGGGTGATCGACTTCGCCCAATACGGAGTAGCCACCTGTGATTTGTTCGTTCAGTGTTTTGACTGCACGTTCAATTTCATTCACAGGGTAGACTCGCTCATTGGCATTCTTAACACCGCCTTGGATGCAGATGCCTTTCATGTAAAGGTTCTTACCTTCGTCGCTGCCTTCTACAATAATGCGAGCAGCGTCGAAAGTAAGATTTTCACGGAGGTAAAGAGCCATTTACCGGGTTACCTTATTGGATCACAGACTTGTTGTTGACACCTGCGGCCTGAGCCAAGTGTGGCTTAGTGGCAGGTTTCATGTTGGGCTGTGTTGTGCTGCCCATGTCTTTGGCTGTAGGAGCAGTACGTCCTTGTGCTGTGTCGCCGGTCATTGAGACTGGTTTAGCAACAGCACCTTTTGCGCCGCTGTTGGCAGCTACAGTACTTTTCTTGTTGATGCCGCCTTCTTCTGCGGTAACTGGCTTTGGAGCAGCTTTGAGATCAACGTTTTCGTACATGCCTTCTGTTTCGAGTTCGTCGTCAACTACTTCTTCGCTGTCCATGTCGTCACCAACTTCCATGTCCATTTCTGCGTCCATTTCGTCAGCGCCGCCGTCGTCGCCCATCAGGCTTTCAAATTCAGCCATGAGTTCGTCCAGCTTATCTTCAAGATCAACAACACGATCTTCTAAGCCAGCGTCGCTTTCTTCGTCGCCAAATTCAGCGTCCATTTCGACTTCATCTTCGGCTTCGCCCATGGAAACACCAGATTCTTCTGTTTCAATGTCGTCGATTAGGTCGTCGGCTTGATCGCCGCCCATGTCATGCATGCCTTCTTCCATGGCTTCTGCGTCGTCTTCAACAGCTTCTTCCATGGTTTCTTCTTCTTGCTCTTCTTCCATCATTTCTTCATAGATGGCGCGGCTTTTTTCCACAACGATGTCATGGAACAGCTCACGTGCTTTTGCTTCGTCATCATTGATGACGTATTCAATTAGTTGTTCAAACTTATTCATGAGGACCCTCCGATGTAATGGCTCTGTAAGATATTTACATATAATGAAATAATCTTACTAGTTAACGGTGGTTTTTTGGTGGTTTTATTAAATTTCTGTTAACAATGTATAGAAATTTTAAACCACAGGCTGAGCCGGCGGTGCGTACATGACCTTGACTCGTTTGAGTTTTTGTTTGAATTCGTATTCACGCACATCTTGCATCTTACGCAGCTTGTTGAGTTGACGCAGAGTCAACTTGGTTTTACGCAGATCACCCAGGCGAGGCTGGGTGTTGTCTGCTTGCAAGTCCTGGTAAGCACCAGGCTCACGTTGATATAGTTCGTTTAAGATCATACGGATATTTATGCCGCGGGTGGTGCTGCCGGGGCAACTGCGGCACCTGGTTGACCACCTGTGGGCACAGCGCCTGCACCCGGTGCTGCTGTTTCTGCACCAGCTGCTCCTAACGTGGACATTTCTTCGCCAGTGGCAATATCGCCTTCGAAGTCAGCTGGGTTTACACCCACACCACGAAGATCTGAACCAGTGGTACCAGCAGGTTCTGCTTGATCACGTTCTTCACCCCAGAGTTCTTCGTTTTCAGCAATTTCTTCTTCGGTCAAGCCCAGATAACGTTTCAGCAAGAAACGCTTGCTCATGTAAGGTATCTGTTCCAGAGCCTGGAAAGTTGTAACACGAGTTGTGTCTAGTTCTGCTTCTCTGTAACTGGCAAAGTTCTGTGGCGGATTAAATGCAATTGAGAACAGGCCGCTGTCAATGTTGAACCCTCTCCACCGCATGAACATCTTGAATTCGTCATCGAGTTTAGTTATGATTAGTCGTTGTAAACGTTCGCAATACTGATTAAAACGGTATTCTTGTATGAGTGCTGTACCCACTCGCCCGTCGTTCATGGGACGATCTGAATCATCTGGACCAGTTGGCAAGTAGCTGCTGGGCACACGCAGGCCACGGCACATCTTGTTGTTGAAGTATTTCAAGTCATCAATTTCACCCAAGTTACTGCCACCGGGTAAGGTTTCAACGCTGGATCCACGGCCGTCTGCGGTTTGTGGGAAAAAGTAATCTTCGTTGATGCTGAGTGGATTATAGCTTGAGTCCATGATGTGCTGTCCTCCGCCAGTGTTGCTGGGGATACGGCGCTGGTGTATTTCGTTTTTGACACGATCCACATAGGCCATGGCCATGTGGCTGGGCATGTTGCCCACGTCAATTTTAAACACTCTGCGTTCTGGAGCACGGGCTGTACGATAGATTAAGACAGCATCTTCTAAGAGTTCTTTTTGTTTGAACACACGGA